CATTGGGGTATAGCGAGAACCAAGATATGGTTACCATCCCCATGACTTCTCCAGATGGCAAGATCTTTGTGGGATTTGTAGCGCGATCTGTAGAGGGCAAAGAGTTTAAGAATACACCAAAGCTTCCTAAGTCAAAGATATTGTTTAATTTGCATCGTGCCAGAAAGTATGATACAGTATACGTTGTTGAATCATCATTTGATGCTATCAGACTAGATCAAAATGGAGTGGCAGCAGTTGCAACATTGGGGGCAAATGTATCAAGAATACAGACAGACCTGTTGACAAAACACTTCAATGATGTTATAGTTATAGCAGATAATGACGCTGCAGGGAAAGAGATGCAGCAGAAGATTTTAGATCGTCTGGGACATAGGGCAACGCTCATCGGATTACCAGATAGATTTAAAGATATCGGAGATATGCAAGACTCTGATATACAACAGTTAACAAAAAGAGTATCAGATCCACTACTAAATTATATATAGGAGAAATACAATATGAGTATTATTAAGGGGCTAAAGGCCATGGAACAGGCAATCGATAAGCCCAAGTTTGCAGAAAGTTCGGGGGCGAAGGTGCGTTGGGTAAAGCTTGACGATGGCCAGTCCGTAAAGGTTAGATTCGTTAATGAGCTTGACCCAGATTCACCAAACTACAGTGAAGAGAGAGATGTAGCCATTGTAGTGTCAGAGCACACCAATCCAAAGGACTATCGCCGTAAGGCTGTTTGTTCAATGGATACAGAAGGACGATGCTACGGCTGTGAGATGGCTCGTAAGGAGCCAAAGAGTGGCTGGCGTGCTCGCCTACGCTTCTACACAAACCTGCTTGTAGATGACGGCATTGAGGACCCATATGTTGCAGTATGGTCTCAGGGAGTCAGTAAGCAGTCAGCATTCAACAATGCACGAGAGTATGCTCTAGAGACTGGTAGCATTAGCAATCTCAACTGGAAGCTAAAGCGACAGGGTACTGGTATGGAGACAACGTATGTTCTTCTTCCGTCTGCACCAGATACAGAGCCGTTTGATTGGTCAAGTGTTGAGCCATTCAATCTTGAGAAGGTTGTACGAGAGCTTCCCTACTCAGATCAGGAAACCTTCTACCTTGGTTTTGAGGGGCCAGTAGGGGCAACCACATCCAACATTGATTGGTAATTAGGCTGGTGGGGGGGAGGTCTCTCTTTCGTGCTAGGATTTCGCGTAACTTAGGATGGTTGTAGTTAACAAATGTTGAGTCGCGGAAATTCAGCGCAAGTCCCTCCTCCCCACCTTACACTTTAACTGAAAGGTATTACTTTGTACGCACCACTTCACGTTCATACACATTACAGTCAGATGGATGGGGTAGCAACCCCAGAAGAATATGTCGCTAGAGCAGCAGAAGTTGGCATGAAGGCCATTGCCATTACAGATCATGGAACATTGTCTGGTCATAGGCCAATGTATCGCGCAGCAAAGAGCGCTGGCATTAAGCCCATTCTTGGAATTGAAGGGTACATGACCAAGGATAGACTTGATAAGAGAGATAAGTCGGAGAGAACAGATCCTCTGGACGTAGTTTATAACCACATTGTAATTCTTGCTAAGAATGATCAAGGGCTGGAGAACCTCGGAAAGCTAAACGAACTTGCATGGAATGAGGGCTACTATCGTAAGCCACGAATTGACTTTGAGATACTTGATAAGTATGGGGATGGCCTCATTGTATCTTCAGCATGTATGTCTGGATTCCTCAACAAGGCTATTGAGAATGACAACTATGCCGTGGCAAAGCAGCACCTAAAGTGGTTTGGTGATCGCTTTGGAGATGACTTTTATGTTGAGGTTATGCCACATAATACTGAGGGGATGAATCAGGCTCTTGTTGAACTAGCAGACGCCCAAGGTCACAAGATCATCGTTACTCCTGACTGCCATCATGCAACGGTGGAGCAGAAGGAGATTCAGGAGATGATGCTTATCCTTAATACTCATGCCAAGCTAGAGAAGGAGTCTACCTTTGAAAAGTCAAAGAAGATTGACACCATGATGGATCGACTTGACTACTTGTATGGCAAGGATCGCATGATGAGTTTTAATAAGTTTGACATTCATCTCCTATCTGCTGATGAGATGAAGGAGTCGATGGAAAAAAACGGTGGGTTTAGAGAGGATATGTTTGCAAACACTCTTGAGATTGCAGACAAGGTTGAAGACTATACTATTAGTAGAAACCTAAATCTTTTGCCAGCAGAGCATAGAGATCCTGATGCACAGATCAGAAAGTCTGCAGAGTCTTGGCTAAAGGATAATGACCTTAATACTAATCAAGAATATGTTGATCGACTTAATGAAGAACTAGATATTATTAAGCAGAAGAAGTTTGCCTCATACTTTATTGTCGTTCAGAACATGCTTAACTGGGCAAAGAAGAATGACATCATGGTAGGACCAGGACGTGGATCTAGTGCAGGATCATTGCTTTGCTACGCTCTTGGAATCACAGACATTGATCCAATTAAGCATGGATTGCTATTCTTCCGTTTTATCGATATTGACCGTGATGATTGGCCTGATATCGATTCAGACATTCAAGATTCACGAAGAGAAGAAGTAAAGGATTATCTGGAAAGGCAGTATCGTTATGTTGCATCAATCGCAACATTCCTCCAATTCAAGGATAAGGGAGTTGTGCGAGATGTATCTCGTTGTCTCAACATTCCACTTGCTGATGTCAATCGTGCGCTTAAGGCAGTGGACACATGGGAGGAATATCTAACATCAAAGAATACCTCTTGGTTCCGTGAAAAGTATCCAGAAGTAGAAGTCTATGGAGATCAGTTGCGCGGAAGGATTCGTGGAACAGGGGTCCATGCTGCTGGTGTTGTTACATCAAAAATGCCGATCTCAAAGATTGCTCCAATGGAGACTCGCTCAGTAACAGGATCAAAGACTCGTATCCCTGTTGTTGCGGTAGATATGGAAGAGGCAGCAGACATTGGTCTAATTAAAATTGATGCCTTGGGATTGAAGACCCTTACAGTAATCAATGACACAGTTAATATCATCAATGATAGGCATGGAAAGAAGATTGATCTAAAGTCCATTGATCTAGAAGATAAGAATATCTACAATATGCTTTCTGATGGTCACACAAAGGGTGTTTTTCAATGTGAGGCAACGCCATATACTAATCTTTTGGTTAAGATGGGGGTATCTAAATTCGATGAATTGGTAGCCTCTAACGCTCTAGTACGTCCAGGAGCCATGAATACCATTGGTAAGGACTATATTGCTCGCAAGCATGGTAAGCAGGGTATCGCCTATGCTAGCCCTATTATGAAGGACTTTACAGAGGATACATACGGTACAATTCTCTATCAGGAGCAGGTTATGCTTGCTTGCACTACCCTTGGTGGCATGACAATGGGGGAAGCCAATAAAGTTCGTAAGATCATTGGAAAGAAGAAGGATGCGAGAGAGTTTGACGAATTCAAGGAGTTATTTGTTCGGAATGCAACTGGGCCACTTGGTGGGACTGCTGCTGAGAAGATGTGGCATGACTTTGAGGCGCACGCAGGATACTCGTTTAATAAATCTCATGCTGTCGCTTACTCAACACTCTCGTACTGGACGGCATGGCTAAAGTATTATCATCCACTAGAGTTTATGTTTGCCCTTCTTAAGAATGAGAAAGACAAGGATGGTCGAACAGAGTACTTGATTGAAGCAAAGCGCATGGGAATTCCCATGAAGCTTCCACACGTTAATGATTCAGACATTGACTTTAAGATCGAAGGAAAGGGAATTCGCTTTGGGCTTTCTAGCATTAAGTATATTTCTGATACAATCGCTACAAGATATATTGATGCACGCCCCTTTAAGTCTTATCAAGAACTTCAAGAGTTTACGTTCACAAAGGGGAACGGAGTAAACTCAAGAGCACTTGAGGCACTGAGAAAGGTTGGCGCTGCTACGTTTCCAGATAATCCTAGAAATGAGGATGAGATTAAGGAAAACATGTATGAGTATCTAACTCTCCCTGAGTTTAATATTCAGGTTCCCCAACACTATCATGCATACATCAGAAGTGTAGATGAGTTTGACGAAAAGGGTGCGTTCATTCTTATGGGCGTAGTTCGTGGAATAAAGCGAGGTAAGGGATGGAGTCGTGTAGAAATTCTGGACGGCACAGGATCAGTAGGAGTATTTGATGAAGAGGAAACATCCATCGAAGCAGGTCGCACTTATATTATTCTTGTTGGATCTAACAGGATTGTGGAAGCAGTTCCTATTGACGAGATACGAGAAAGCAACAGCCCGTTGGTACGGTTCTTAAACTATAAGCAGTTGCCATATGGACAAGATGAATATTATGTGCTATCCTTCAAGCCTCGTATAACTAAGGCAGGAAAGCGCATGGCAAGTCTAGTAGTTGCTGATAGCGGTAGAGATCTGATGAGTATGATAGTCTTTCCCAGCGCATTCGCAATGGCTTACACAAGGCTAGAAGAAGGCAAGGCATATAAAATTAACTATAGTCTCTCAAAGGATGAGGACCTAATATTTCAGGAGGTAGTAAGTGCTTAACGACTTGGACGATGTATCGTTCACACTAAATGCAAATGCTCGTGCAAAGGGCTTTTGGGACGCAAATACAGAAGAGAATAGGATTATCTTTTATCTCAAGCAACTAGCTATGGTACACAGTGAAGTATCAGAGGTGCTGGAGGCTATACGCAAAGAGAAGGGTGATGATCTAGTAGTAGAGGAACTTGCTGATATCATGATCCGCGTCATGGACTTGTACGCTGGTATGGCTACAGATGGTTATACTAAGCACTCGTTACAGAAGAGTCTACAGGATAAGGTTACCAAGAATACAGAGCGTCCTAGGATGCATGGAGTTCTAGCGTGACGGATATTGATGAAATCCTTGCTCAACTTAATCCTAAACTGAGAAAGAAGTTATCACTTGGTTCTGAGGTAGAGCAGACTACATTTGCAAAAACTCCATCTTTTGGACTAAACCGTGCCCTAAATGGTGGACTTCCTTATGGTAGACAGATCCTTATTTATGGAAATAAGTCTGCTGGAAAGTCTTCATTTTGCCTACAAACAATTGCTCAGGCACAGCAGGAAGGCAAGGTGTGTGCATGGATAGATGCAGAAATGTCGTATTCACCAGAGTGGGCAGAGTCTCTTGGAGTAAACAACGATACCCTCATTCACTCTACGGCACGAACCATGAACGATATGGTAGATGTTGGTACAGAACTTATGAAAGCAGGAGTAGATATTATCGTTGTAGATAGTATCTCTGCATTGCTTCCAGCAATTTATTTTGAGAAAGACTCTACTGATCTAAAGCAATTAGAAAATACAAAGCAAATCGGAGCAGAGTCAAGAGATATGGCTAATGCTGTCAAGATGCTTAATTATGCAAATAATCAGGTAAAGCCAACACTATTAATTTTTATCTCTCAGATTAGAAATAATTTTGGTTCGATGCATGTATCTCATGAACCAACTGGTGGACACGCAACAAAGTTCTATTCCTCTACAATAATTAAATTGTTCTCAAGCCAGTCAGATAATCAGGCAATCAAGGGCAAGATCTATTCTAACGATAAGGTTATTGAAGAGAAGGTTGGTCGTAAGGTTCGTTGGGATGTGCAGTTCTCAAAGACAAGTCCAGCCTTTCAGAGTGGAGAGTATGACTTTTACTTTAGGGGACAAGATTTAGGAATTGATACAGTAGCAGACCTAGTAGATACAGCAGAGAGCCTTGGAATCATTGAGAGGGCAGGAGCTTGGTATACATGCGAAGAAGAAAGATTCCAAGGAAGAGACAAGCTAGTTCTTGGAGTTAAGGAAAATCTAGACCTTCAAGAGTCCCTAATAGAAAAGATTGCCAATGCGTAAATTCTCATTGTATTCTGGGCAGTTCCCTTGTCACAAATGTAAGAAAGAAGTGACAGAAGCTAGGCTTTACCTAGAGACACTAGACTTCACTTGGATGTGTGAAGAAAAGCATCTTTCCAAGGTAAACCTTAATGGAAAAGGCTACTGATGCCAAACAATAAAACCGAAGCCTCAGAGCTAAAGCGCATGGGTGCCAAGGTACATAAAAATAGTGGTCGTGGCATGATAAAGGGAGACGGAAGCTTGGATGAGTTTGTTGTAGACGTAAAGGAATATAATAAATCATATTCTGTATCTATTGATAGTTGGGCAAAAATATGTACAGATGCAATGAAGGTAGATAAGAATAAATCACCAATGCTTCAGCTTGTTTTGCGAGATAACGGAAGGGTAATTAGGCTATCAGTAATTGAGTGGTCTATTCTTGAAGATCTGATAGAAAGGTTAAAAGATGATGATGGGTAATAATAAAATTAAATTTACTTTTTTATCTGAATATGGATGGGGTATTGAGGCAGCAAGACCAAGACCAGCATCATCAATAATTCCTAAATGGTTCAAAGAAATGGGGCAGTATGACGACCCAGAAGGAATAAGAGTTATCGACAGGACATCAAATGCCACTGCAAAGAAATGTACTCCGATGCTTGATTCCATGACATCTGGATACATACTTTCTTTATGGTCTGACATTTTAGTTCATCAAGAAGAACAGACTGGGCCACAGTTATCTTGGAAGGTAGACAGGAATGTTTTTTCCCTACATGGAGAATCTTCTAGAAAAATACCACCACCGACAGGATATGACAATATCGTGTTTAAGTATAATTCTTTAATGACTATAACAACTCCTCCAAAATACTCCATCTTGGTGGTTCCCCCTTTGGCCCACCACGATCTTCCAATCAAGGCGATACCCGCTATAATTGATACAGATAAGCCAACTATCGATCTAGCATTTCCAGTATGGATTAAATCTGGATTTAATGGGGTAATAGAAAAGGGAACTCCAGTTGTTCAAATAATTCCATTCAAGAAAGAGTCTTGGACATCAGAAATAGATTACATGACGGATAAAGAGTTTGTATTACATATGGATAATAATTTTAACTCATCTATAAAAAATCATTATATAAAAAATATATGGTCAAAAAAAGAATTTAGATAATAGACACAAATATTATTTTCATGGTAGAATTATTCAACTAGAAAGGCTAACAAATAATGTCAACAACCCTTGAGTTGGTAAACGAAGTATCAGAGTTTTCAGATATCTCAGAAATGATGGAGGATGAAGAGCTTACAAATGCACTTTCATTAATTGTAAAGTTAATGATGAATCCAGACATTCCATCACAAAAAGCAGTTGTTCTTATCGTTCAGCTAGAAGCATATGCAGCAAAATTTGCAATGCTTGCATCATATTACACAAATGTAAAAAAAGATAATAGAGCGAAGAAGAACTTATACTTCTCTGCTAAAGAAGCAACACAACGTTTATGCGATAGCATGAAATACGCAGCGAAAGCAGGAGGATACTAACATGGCAAAAAACTTTTTAGAAAAAGTAATGGACAAGCAACCAGAAGGTCCAATTGACACTAGGGCTTTAATTAACAAGATTGAGTCTGGTTATACGGTAAACAGAAAGACTGAGTTTAAGACAAAGAAGACATTTAGCCCATCGGCTCTTGTCTATGGTAATGGTGCCTGTGCTAGATACTGGTGGCTAGCATGGACTGGTGCAGACTTTGAGGATAATGCAGATGCTTATGCTGTAGCAAACATGGGTAGTGGTACAGATGCTCATGAGCGCATTCAGACGGCAATTGAGAATGCTGGCCTAATGGTAGAGAAGGAAAAGCGTATTGTCGCTCAAGATCCTCCCATCTTTGGATTTGCTGATGCTGTAATCCAGTGGGGTGAAGAGCAGCCAGTGGTTGAGATTAAGACCATGCGCGAGGAGTCGTTTGCTTATCGCAAGCACGCCAAGCCACCAAATTACCACCTTATGCAGCTAATTATTTATATGAAGGTTCTTGGCAGAAAGCTTGGAGTTCTTTTGTATGAAAACAAGAACTCACACGAATTACATGCAATAACCGTGGAGCCAAAAGAAGAGTACATTGCTTGGGCAGATTATGCTTTTGACTGGATGCGTAATGTTCGAAAGCAATGGGAGGATGGAGATATTCCTCAAAAGACTTATCGCTCAAACTCAAAGGTATGCAAGGGGTGTCCAGTAGCAACAGCGTGTGCCTCTGCAGACAAGGGAACAGCTAAAATCCAACCCTTGGAGTATCTTGGATGAAAATTTGTGAATGGTGCTCCAAGGATTTTAATCCTAAAGTAACCTATCAAATTTATTGTTCTGCGGAATGTAGAGAATCTGCAACCAAAGAAAAGATTTCCAATAAACAACAAATTACAAGAGCAAAAAATAGATCTGGAAAAAAAAGAAAGTGTGCTGGTGGATGCAATACTATTATTTCAATATATAATAATAATGGTTTCTGTGGAAATTGCATGGTAAACAAGAGAAAAGTTGATCAAATGCTAAAAGAATTAAAGGGGTTGTTTGATTATGAACAAGAAGGATAGTCTTTTGGGGCTAGGTGCTCCAAGATCCTTTTGTGCGATAGATGCAAGCACCCTAAGCCTAGCCTTTGCATTCTTTGTTGATGGAGAGCTGGGTAGGTATGGCAAGATTACATTTTCAGGAAATACAATTTATGAAAAGCTGTCTGACACTGCTCACAAAACAACAAGTCTATTTAAAGCAGTACCAATAGACTGTATAGTAATTGAAAAAACAATCTTTGCAAACAGTCCCCAAGTGGCTGCAAACCTTTCTCTAAGTCAGGGGGCGCTAATAGGTGGGGCAGCGATTGGTGGTGTTACAAAGATATACGGGGTAGCTCCAATGTCTTGGCAATCATATGTTGGAACGAGGCTGCTAACAATTGATGAAAAACAGAAGATTCGCAATGCAAATCCAAATAAATCTACTTCTTGGTATAAAGCTCAGGAAAGAGAGCAAAGAAAACAAAAGACTATATCAACAGTTAACAAAAGGTTTAGGATAGACATTAGCGATAACGATATTGCTGATGCCTGTGGTATTGGAATGTTTGCTGTTGATAACTGGAAAAAGGTTGTAGCAAAATGAGATCAAAAGGATTACATCTTAGCGAGGCATTTATGAAAAAAAGATATGTAATGGATAAAAAGTCTCCAGAAGATATTGCAAAAGAATGTGGAGTCAGTGTACAATTAATCTATCGTCAACTTAAAAAGTTTGGATTAAAAAAATGACAGACATGGTAAACCATCCACCGCACTATACATCTCATCCATCTGGAATTGAGACTATTCAAATTACAGAACATATGAATTTCTGCCTTGGCAATGCCATAAAGTATATTTTGCGAGCAGACCTTAAAGGAAAAAAGGTAGAAGATCTTGAAAAGGCAGTCTGGTATATCAGTAGAGAGATTGCAAGGGTGCAAAATGGCAAGGCGTAAGAAGGTAGTTATAGCTAATTCTCACCTATATGAAAGAGTTCCAAGCTATACTATGCCAGATGGTAGAGTAATAGAAGAGGGAGAAATAATAAAGATTCAAGGTGAGTGGGGGGCTAAGTTTAAATTTAAAGAGCATGTGACTAGGACTGATAATGGAGCAGAATGGATAGATTGTTTTCAGGTCATTGGTGGTCAACTAGCTGGATGGAGATCGTTTAAACCTGATAGAATTAAGCCTATGCCAAAGAAGCGCAGAAAGAATAAAAGGGCTGCATAGTTTTGTCACAAGATAAACTCAGAAGATATGTTCAACCAAGTCTTCTTGACAGCAGCAAGAATCAGAAAGAAAAACCACAAAAAAGAAGCGCAGCAAAAAAAAGAGAAGTCCAGCAAATTCTTGGAAAAATGAAAGAAGACTCTGGCTGTATAGATTGTAATACTAAATATCCATTCTATGTTTTAGATTTTGATCATACTCGTGGCAACAAGGTTTCGAATATCGGACAAATGCTTGACTATTTTTCAATGGAAGATATACTTAAAGAAGTAGCAAAGTGTGACATTGTTTGTTCCAACTGCCATAGGATAAGAACTTATCAGAGAAAGCAAGAAAAACAATAAAGTGATATTCATCACTTGAAAAAATAACAGGTTTACGATAGAATTGTGATATTCTAAAATGATGTTGCCGCCGTCAGGAGGAAACAGATGAAAACGAAACTGCTAGGAGGGATTTTAGGAATGGTACTTGCTATTGCAATTGCTTCACCAGCCATTGCTAAAGGAACCCCCGAACAGGTGTATGCTAAGTCTGCACCAACTGCGGCTGCCACGGTCGCATTCATTAGTCAAGAACATATGGCCTCTAGGTCAAGTCTTGCAGATGATATGAAGGGATACAAGCCTTCACTTTATCGTGGTAAGTGGTACGATGCTAGATGGGAAGATTCTCGCAAATGTATTATGTCAAGAGAATCACATTTTCATTATCGTGCTGCGAATAGTTCATCTTCTGCAAGAGGGGCCTATCAATTTTTGGACTCTCAATGGAGAGATGGTCTTGTCTGGATGATGCTAAAAGAATCAAAGAAAGAGAAAGATGGCTTAGCTAAAGAAATAAAAAATCTTTTTAACAAGCCAATTCATAAATGGTCAAGGTATTATCAAGATCGTGCTTTTTTTACTGCATGGCAAAATGGTGCTGGTAAGAAGCATTGGTATTATCCTGGTCATAACTGTTACTAGCAAAAGGTGGCAGGGTAGGAACACATTTCATAGGTGGCAACAATCCTACCCTGCTACTGCTATAATTGTTACCTACTAAGGAGAAGCGTGGATAGCAAGGATATAGTTTTACATCTTGAAGAGGTTAATCAAGTAGCAGCAGAATACATTAAGGGCAAAGATGCCTCTGCTATTTCAAAAGATCTTGATATACCAAGAAACCGTGTTCTGAATCTTCTTAGTGAGTGGCGAGACATGATTGCCAATAATGAAGCTGTAAGGATTAGAGCAAGGGAGGCTCTGGCGGGGGCAGACCAGCATTACAATCATCTTATTCGTCAAACATATGAGGTTATTGAGGAAGCAACCACAAACTCTAATCTATCTGCTAAGACAGCAGCAATCAAGCTTGTCATGGACATTGAATCTAAAAGAATTGACATGCTCCAAAAAGCAGGTTTGTTAGAGAACAAGGAGCTTGCTGATCAACTTTTAGAACAAGAGCAAAAACAGGAAGTTCTTGTTGGAATCCTCAGAGAAGTATCTGGAGAATGTCCAAGATGCAGAAACGAAGTTGCAAGAAGACTCGCAGATATCTCTGGTCAAGGTGAGGTGATTACAGTTGAGTCTTAATTTTGATGATTTTCTTGGAGCACTTGATGATTCACCCTTTGAGGAAGATCCTGTAGACCTAGACACTTTTTTGCATGACTCAAACTATTTAGATCAGCCACAACTTTCTCAGATTCAAAGAGATCTTGTAGAGGCAATGAGTCAGATTTATAAAGAAGAAGATTTAATTAGAATAATGGGAGATAAGGAGGGTCGTGAACATTATAAAAAATATACAAAGGGAGAGGTTATCCTGCAACTGGGAAAGGGTAGTGGTAAAGACCATACTTCCACCATTGGCTGTGCTTACTTGGTTTATAAACTCCTTTGCCTAAAAGATCCTGCGCGATATTTTGGTAAGCCTCCTGGAGATGCTATTGACATTATCAACGTTGCCATTAACGCACAGCAAGCCAAGAATGTTTTCTTTAAAGGATTTAAGGGAAAGGTAGCAAGATCACCTTGGTTTGCTGGAAAGTATGATGCAAAAGCAGACAATATTGAATTTGATAAAGCTATTACTGTTTACTCTGGTCACTCAGAAAGAGAAAGTCACGAGGGACTTAACCTTATCTTAGCAATCCTTGATGAGATTTCTGGATTTGCCATGGATAATGCATCTGGAAATGAAAATGCTAAAACTGGTGATGCTATTTATAAAGCCTTCCGTGCCTCGGTAGATTCACGATTCCCTGATTACGGAAAGGTAGTACTTCTTTCTTTTCCAAGATATCCAGGAGACTTTATATCAAAGCATTATGATAAAGTTGTTGCTGAAAAGGAAGTTGAGATTAAGAAGCATAGCTTTATTATTAATCCAGATCTTCCTGCAGATCTTGCAGAGAATCAGTTCACCATTGAGTGGGAAGAGGATCATATAAAGGCTTACAGAACCCCTGGAGTCTATGCAATCAAAAGGCCAACATGGGAGGCCAACCCAACAAGAAGTATTGAGGACTTTGAAAGATCCTTTGTTGATGATTATGCAGATGCAATGCAGAGGTTTGCTTGTATGCCATCTTATATGACTGATGCATTCTTTAAGCAGAAAGAAAAACTAGAGCAAGCAATGTGCCTGCATAATCCAATTGATTCATTTAAGAGAATAGAACCTGCTTGGCAACCCAAAGAAGATGTAGTTTACTTTCTTCATGCTGACCTTGCTCAGAAACACGATAAATGTGCTATTGCAATATCGCATGTAGATAAATGGGTAGAAGTAAGAACCTTTAATGATCATACACAAATTCATCCACTTGTGATTGTCGATGCCATTGTTTGGTGGGAGCCAAGAAAAGAAGGACCAGTTAATCTTTCAGAGGTAAAGAATTGGATTGTTGATTTTCGCAGGCAGGGATTTCAGATAGGACTGATTACCTTTGACCGCTGGCAATCGTTTGATATTCAGCAAGAATTGAGATCTGTTGGAATTGAGGCAGATACACTTTCTGTGGGTAAAAAGCATTATGAGGATCTTGCAATGCTTATATATGAAGATCGCGTAATGATGCCACACATTGGAATTCTTTTAGATGAGATGAGTCAGTTGCGTATTGTATCTGACAAGAAGGTTGATCACCCCAGAAAGGGTAGCAAGGATCTTTCTGACGCGGTTACAGGGGCGGTATATAATGCAATTGCCCATACTCGCCGCAACCTTAACCAAGAGATATCTATACATTCTTGGGGTTCTGTAAGCAAAGAACAAATAAAAAGAGAAAAAATAGAAGGAATAATTGAACCACCAAAGGCTCCAGAAGAGGTAAGGGATTATCTCTCAAACATGGGCTTTATGTAATTGACAATGTTTATAGAATAGGATAAGATATACTCATGACTGCATTTATTATTGTAACTATCATTCTTTTTCTACTTTCGCTATCTAGCAATATTGTATATGTTTTAAGTGGCGAGGCTCCAAATAAGCTTGGATCTGTGTCTGGCATTATTATATTCTCGTCAATGATAGCTTGGGCGACTTTTCTTTTGCTTGGATGATATAATTCTTCAATGAAAATAATAGTAAAGGAGCTTGCAAAAAAACGCTTCTCGGCAACACTATTTATTAATGGAGAGCAGTTTGCCTCATCTGTAGAAACAAGGCCTGGATGTGCCATAAGAACTGTATTAAATATGCTTCAGCTTGAATATGGATCACCGTCAGGAGATTTAGAGATAGATATCAGCGAATGGTAAAGGTGGTATAATTTAGACATGAATAGTTTTTTTGATAAGGAAGTTACGCCAGAAGTAACAGAAGAAATGGTAGATGCAATCACATCTGCTGAAGCAGTAGAGGTTTTTTCTGAAGAAGATTTAACCAAAGTAGATGAATCAGAAATAGATTGGGAGATACTATAATGGCTAAGCTTTGTGCAGCAGGGGTAACCCTTAGAGATCAGGTAAATGAAAGATGGGATTCTAGAGATAAAGCCAGTGATGGGTGGATAGGAGATGCAGCACATGCATCAAGAACTGGATGGGGAACAAATGGCAGAGGATCTTATCATAATCCAGATCCAAAAGGTATTGTCCATGCGATTGATTTAGACGAGGATTTTTTGGGTAAGGGAAAAGGTGGTCAAAAGATTGCCATGGAATTTGCAGAGCAGCTTGCCACATATTGTCGTGAAGGAAAAGATGGTGGACGAATTGAGCATATTGTTTATGAAAATCAGGTAGCATCTGCAACTGCTAACAATTGGCATTTCCGTGGATCTGGTTATGGTCATCAGCATCACATTCATATTAGCTTTACTAATAAGGCAGACTATGATGGAAAGAAGTTCTATCTTCCAATATTCAGCGAAGATGCCCCTCCTATCAAGCCATCATCAAAAGATTTGTGGGACGGAGTAGTTCCAGAATTTAATAATATAATCAAAGCAATGAATGATGAAGGATTGGAAAACAAAGCAGCTTGGAGGTTGGCTTGCAGGCTATCAGATTTGGGATTCTTCAAGGGCACTGCTGTAGAATATGAACAAGGATATCCTTGGAAGGCAGTAGATGCTTGGCAAAAGTCAAATGGATGGAACAACATTACACCCCCAGGAACTTATGGTAGAAATGCACACAGGAAGTTGTTTGGCTAATCATGCCTTGGAGCATCGGAGATAAAGGAACTTATGGATGTTCTGGATATCCAGTTGTAGACTATAAGGGAAAAGTTGTTGGGTGTCATCCTACAAGAGAACAAGCCATAAGACAGCAGTCAGCACTTTATGCTTCAGAAAATATAGATAAAGCTGCAGTTCGTGTTGGTCAAATGGTTTCTTGGAACTCAAGTGGTGGTCGTGCGAGAGGCAAGGTAAAAAGAATAGTTTCTAATGGATCTTATAAAGTTCCAAATTCAGACTTTACAATTACTGGTACTTCAGATAGCCCAGCTGTAGTCATCGAAGTTTATCGTGATGGAAAGCCAACTGGAAGAATGGTGGGGCACAAAATGGATACCCTTTCGAAGTCCTATGAAGGTTGTGAATGTCCTGAATGTAAGGCAGAAGATATTACTTGTGAAGAATGTGTTTGTGGCAGCACAGACATGTCTAAGGCAGATTCTTATACACCTACCGCAGGAATGAAGAGCGCGGCTAAGCGTGCTCTTAAGTGGAAAGAAGATGGAAAGGCAACTGGAGCAGGAACTCCTGTAGGATGGGGAAGAGCAAGCGACATAGTTGCAGGAAGATCAATGTCTCTTGATACGGTAAAGCGTATGTACTCTTTCTTCTCTCGACACGAGGTAGACAAAAAGGGAAAAGACTTCTATAATACATCTAATCCATCAAATGGTCGAATCATGTGGGACGCATGGGGTGGCGATGCTGGATTCTCATGGTCAAGAAAGATAGTAGAAAGAGAAAAAAGCAAAAAGGTATGGGCTGGCTCAGCTTTTCAATAAAATGTTGACAATACTAGAAAAATCTGATAAAATTTAGTACATAAGGAGTTGATGGTTTGTTAGCTTTTATTTTATTCACAACAAATCCATCACTAGGATTCCTTTGGGCATTTGTTGCTGAGCTCTGGTATATCAAAAGAATAGATAAACTAGATGAAGCATTCGATACGATAGTGAGGGATTTAGAAGAAGTGGAAGAACCAGAAGAATATGTTCATGTAGCAATGATAGAAAATAAAGCATACTGGGTAATCGGAAACGTATTCTATGAAGCAGATATTGTTGATGGAGAAGTGGATAAGGATTCTTCTCGCCCAATCGATGCCTTTAATTTGTCAAGAAGAGATTTAAATAAAATGTTGTACATACTAGATAATCTAACAGAGGGATAGAAATGAATATCGCTGTTCAAGGAACAAAAGAGTTCTCAGACTACAACGTGTTTTTGCGTGCAATGGGGGTAGCTCTATCTGATATTGATGATGGAGAGTTTAACCTATACTCTGCTGGACCAGCAAACATTAATTCTTTTACTGCAGAATTTTGCAACCTATCTGAAAACAGTCTTAAGCAAAGAGGAATAAGGGTAAAATTTTATAGAGTTCCTGCATCATTTATTGAAAAGAATATGAAAGACTTTAATTATTTTGCCTTTTTGTCTACACCAAACCAAAGACCATCAAAGTTGGTTGCATCTGCTGAATTAGAGGGTATCGACGTTGGACTTTTTAGGTACTAGGAGTTTTTAATGTTGAGTAAAAGAGATAGTTCTTACCTTAGTGTTGCCAGATATCTTGCCACAAAGTCTGTTGCAAGAAATACCCATGGGGCAATAATTGTCAAGGGTGGTAGAGTTGTAGGAACTGGTTATAATAAAAATAGAAATCATCCAAAGTTTGTATCACCAGAGCATATAAAGAGTGATTGCAGCATACATGCAGAGGCATCTGCTATTCGTGATGCAGGAAACGATGTAAGAAATGCAATAATATATGTAGCAAGAGTAAATAAGAATGGCGAAGATCGTGATAGCAAGCCCTGCCCAAGATGCCTATCTCTAATTCAAGATTCAGGCATTAAGAGAATAGTATATACAACACAATCAAGGAGAATAGATGTTAGTAACTAATTTAGAGCAGATGGAAGACATCGTTGACTCAAACAAGGATCTTGAATGGAACGGATGGGATGTAATTAAATACAAGAATAGTCCGTCTGCTCAGTTCAACAAGTCTGGGGCATTCCGTCAAGGTAAGTGGTACACAAAGTCTGTTTTCCCACTAACAGAAAAAGGGTGGTCTATACCTAATAGTTTAGCGGGGGCAAATGTCTAAATGGAGAGATCAAGCTAAATGCTTGGGTATGGACACCAATATATTTTTTGATAAATATGAAGAAGATCAATCAATGGCTGCTAGCATAGACAATCTATGTGGTCAATGTCCTGTAAATAGAGAGTGTTTTGCTGTAGGAGTATCCAATAAGGAATGGGGAGTCTGGGGTGGTGTTTATTTAAAAGAGGGAAAGATCGACAAAGAATTCAACCAACACAAAAACAAACAGTCTTGGTTTAATACTTGGAGATCATTAACAATGGAGTCAGAATGATATATACACCAAAGATTAAAGCACAGGTTCACTCAATTCCAGTTCCAGCAGATTTTGTTATGGATGTGGTAGAGTATGACATGCATCCACCCTACATTGGTTTACGCTTCTATGAAAGTCATTGGAGACATATGTCTGATGGTGAAAGGCTAAAGTGTATTAGATATTTAGAAAAGGTAAAAAGAATAATTAATGGATATGGAATTAACGTAACACTTGATCCAGTATATGATGTTCCAGGGGGACAAAAACTATCATGAAGATATTTGTTTCAATTGCAGCATATAGAGACACAGAACTACCAAAAACAATAAAGAGTCTTATAACGAATGCTGTCTACCCAGAGAACTTGAGAATAGTAATTCTCTCTCAGGACAAACCAAAGTCTCATCCAGATTTTCCTCAGTATGATAATGTTGAGATAATAAAAATGGATTTTAGAAAGGCTCGTGGAGCAGGGTATGCAAGAAAAGTAATTATGGATCAATACAAGGGAGAAGACTATTTTTTCCAGATTGATTCTCACATGAGATTTGAAAAGTCATGGGACTTAAAACTATTAACTATTTTTGAGCAAGCACAAGAAGAAGCTGGCACAGAAAAGGTTATCCTAAGCCAATATCCAGCACCATACACAGTACATACTGGAGGAAGGGATTACTATCCAAAGGGCGACCCAGATTTTTGGGATAAGCCATCTTGGACCAAGGTGGTCAACACTTGGTATGGGTCATGGGCAGGACATAGAGAGCCTATCCTTGATAGATCAAAGCCACATCCATCGTACTCAGTTCTAGCTGGATACATATTCTCTCTTGGATCTTTTGTAGAAGAGGTTCCTTATGATGAACGCATATCATTTATGGGAGAAGAATTATGTATTGCAATCCGTGCCTATACTAGAGGTTGGAAGATTTATGCACCACATAAGATGCTCGTCTGGCATTTCTATACCAGAAAAGATAGACCAAAGGTTTGGAGCCAGACAGATGATTCGGTAAGAGATACAAGATGGGTAAAGCTAGAAACAGAATCAAAAAAGGTACAAGAAAATATTTTAAGGGGTAGAGAAGAGGGGGTATATGGAGTGGGAGACTATGAAAAATACCTTGAATATCAAGAGCTTATTGGTATAGACTTCAACAACTTTTATGATAAAGAGTCAAAAAGAAAAATAAATAAAGCAGTACTTACAGAAGAGCTAACCCCAGCAGGTTCAAAGAGAATGAGCGGTTGGTGTAGGGATCAAGAGCACAGACCGTGCGAAACTAAGGGTTGCGAATGCAACTGCCACAAGAAAGGGAAAAGAAGATGAACGAAGTAAATGAGAAGTTGCTAAGAGAACTTGAGACAGCAGCGGTAGCGGTACGCCGTGGTTCTGGTGGAAAGGCTGGAGA